GCCTAGAACAATTAGAGGTGCTGCAATAGCAACCTCTCAATTTGCGGTGTCAGGTTCATCTCCGGGTGTTAGGTTTTGTTCCAGTTTTCGGAGCCTCTCTTCGAGTGTTGGTCTTTCCTCCGGCTGGGCTCGACCTTCCAGGTAAGCGACCACTGTTGGTTTTTCCAACAGGGAGGTTACCATCCTGCTGATTGTGAGCTTTGCCTTGTTTAAGCAAGCCTGCAGGTTGTCGAGATCCCGACGCACGTTGGACGGTGCGTCTGGATAACTGGTTGTTACCTTCGACAGCGCGTTTTGTACGCGTTCCGGAAGTTCCTGGATTTGCGCGAGTTTGTTTGGCATCGTTTAATGTAGTAAACGATTCGTCCACGGAGCCGGGCATTACGCCTTCCTCATCAATCGTATGAGACACGTTGCTAGTCTCACTGTCATAGGTGATCTGCTCCCAGACATCAGTCATTGCGGCAAAACGCCCAATGAGTTGGTCGACGTCATCCTCGTCGATTCCAGTACGATTGACAAGTATTTGTTTCATCAATTGGGTGTCTTGCTGATGCTGTGGCCATGTTCCATCACATGTCATCCAGTAGGGCTTTTCTTTGTTTCGGCTGCGACGGCTATTCCTTACATCCACTGTTGAGGAGTTAGGGCCGTGCAACCTAAGCACCATGCGGCAGTAGTCACCGACAAGCGGTGTTCTGGCATCAGTGCAAAGGTAGCCTTCGACGCGGTCGCAAGCAGCGTCGGCTAGTGGGATAGTGGGGTCACGGGTGGTCAAGTGTAGCTTTCTCAATGTGCGCAAGGGATCTTGCATCGTTGTGGTAGTGTTCAACGGGTCCACGAACACCCTGGATAGGAAGCACAATCCAACTTCCGGATTGTATCTCTCAACTTTCAATTCAAGTCCATAACTCTTGGCGGCTTTATTGATTGATTTTTGGACGGTAGCTCTCGCAAGTCCGTCGTCGCCGCATTTTGGACCGATAAGTTGGAAGATGTCTTCGGGTCTTGCCTCAGGGTATTCGAATTTCAGTGCCGTATATTCGACGCAAGCATTGTACTGGGTGTTGTGGGCGGTGGTCGTTGGGCTGCCACTCTTGACTCCCACTCCTGGCTCGTAACGAAACCCAAATCGTTTGGCTTTGGCGGGACAGTTGATGATTGTGTCCATGAATGATATTATCTCTTCAGTGCACTCTGGTCTGAACGCTCGAACCATCGCCTTTTGCGCGATGTTCCTCTGCATCCACCCAGAAACTCGTCCATCGAGGTTGGAGAAGTCGGTTTCAATCACCGCTCCATCACAATCACTCGTGAACTCGCAAACACCATCAACTATCTCGGTTGGGTTCCGCCCAGGGTAGTACCAATGCTCGTTGTGTTCAGCGTGTAAGACTGAATCCGAATATGCCAACATATAGCGAGAAACTTTCAAGATGAACAGGATGTCGGAAAATCCAGAGATTATCCGACTCGATTTCATTCCTGGTTCGTTTTTGTTGAACGATTCTATCAACTCGCGAGGTTCGACCCCAATGATTTCAAACACAGCTCTAAGCTGTAACTGCTGGGATGGTTTGTTGAGTCGTTCGATGGTTTCTTCAATGCTCAACGGGGTGAGGTTGGTGACATCCCCGTTCATTAAAGCAACAAACTCGTCAGCGATCCTAGCGATTTTATCACTAGGTTTCTTGTCATTGGCAACGAACGTAACGCGACGTTCTATGGATTCGGACATGGTTTCCCATCTCTTGATCATAGGCATCATCATGCTGTCGCTAATTATTGGCTTGGTGTACTGTCTGGCACTTACTTCGGGCACATCGGCATCACTTGTGACTGGCCAATGGACGCGTGGCATTGTAGGTTTGTAAATTGTAGACACAACAGGGGCAACTACTTTCTTCCCTGTATAATACTGTACGATGAGTGACGTGTACAGCGGATCTTTGTGTCCCATACCGATAAGGCGCGCGTTTACAGATTGTGTAGCTCCCAATCCTGAAAGCATGTCAAGCTTCTCCTTCTCAATGGTCACTTGGGCGTGTTCTCCTTCTCTGCCCAAGCTGACCATGAGCTGATTGTCTTCACTGACATACTCCAATCTGTTCCACCCAGGTTTGGTGTTATCCTGGTATGTTATACGTTTCAATTCCCGGGTGTTGATTTCATTTGGGATCCAACTGAACTTCCAGACGGTGTACTGTGGTATTGTGTAGACCAGTGCACGGTCGGGACAGTCGGTCCAGGGGCGGCAGTGGTGGATCTTATGATATCCGACCTGATGTAACCCGATGAGTGTTAGCGGTAATCGCTTTAACCATTGTTTCCACGTCAGTTTAACCCTGCTGGTGATGAACTCGCCTGCCTCACACCAATCCCATACCGGGTGTTTCCATGTAGCTCCGCCGCTGACTTTATATTCAACAATGTTGTTAACAATTGTGAATGGTGAATCAGCGTCGAAACCACTAACTTTCTTGGGATTAAAGGTGTGCATGACCACAGGTTTCATGTGTTCCAAAAGAACATCGGGTTCAGTGACGTAATAGTCTGTGTCTATACTTATGATAAAAGCGTTATCGTCGGGTGTGTCGTTGCGGAAATCTTGGGCGAGGTCACCCACGGCGTAGTGAAAGTGACTCCTCGCACCCTCGGTCGAGTTGGGATTTGGGTTCAACTCGAACTTGCTGCCGCCGACCGTATCGATAGCCTCGTTGATTAATCTACGTGCGGCATCTCGTACAGCCCCGGAAATGGCGTGTCCATTCTCTGAAGCGCGCTTCGGTGTTACAGTGCGCAAGCTGTCTAGCGGATAAAAGTGTACTTTTATCGGGGTTTTCGTTTTGTCTATGACAGCTCGCTGCAATGCACGAGTAACTCGGTTTCCTACACTCTCGGGATACGGCGCAATTGCCGCGTAACCGTAGAACTTGGATATGCAGTACGCTAACGCACCACAGCCAGATGCAAATGCAATACCGCCGAGCAATTCCGTGCGGCTGATCTGGTGGTCTCCAAGAATGATTGAAATTTTCATTATGTAGTATTCATTCGCTTGTTTGGTTAGAAAACACGATCTGGTGGTCTCCAAGAATGATTGAAATTTTCATTATGTAGTATTCATTCGCT